GAGTACTATCGTTTGATCGATGACCTTCGTATGATGGGCCTGTCGAACTCAGACATCCGCAGGGTTCTCAAGAAGAACAACATCGGTGGTGTCAAAGGAATTATGCGCGGTAAGTTCGAGCCGTTCAAAGTTACCAAGAAGAATCGCCAAGAGATGCGTGACGCTGGTATCTCAGGTAAGTTCGACAACAGTGCTGTGCTCGAGATTCAACGTCAGATGCGGAACCTACCTTTGGATCCTGCAGAAGCTAGAAGCACACCTACCTTTGTGCCAAGCCCTTTCGTGCCAAGCCCTGTTGCTCCTAGTCCTTCTCCTACCTTTGTTCCAAGTCCGGTAATACAGGGCAGCTTACCGCAGCCAACCCTTCCGGTGACCACGGCTCGTGCTCCTGGGCCCGTGAACCCCGCCTTGTTGGGCGGGACTCCAGCGGAACGTGCGGCTAACGCTTTCTTGCTTGATCGTTCCTAGTATCGATTTCACGGTAGACGAAGTCTCCCCCGGTAACTGCTACATGCAACCCGTTCCCACCAAGGAGTTTTATAAGCTCGTCTGATTCTTCCTCAACCTCGGCTAGGATCTCGGGATCCCCGAGGGATGCTGCAAGGTTTATGCAGGTAGCCATGTAGTTCACGACAGCGTCGATCTGCATCTGGTGCATTTGCTTAAAGCCAACAGTCTTAAAGTCTTCAATGTGCATCATTCTATTTCTCCCCAATCATCTTTGATATCAACGTCGATCTTGGAGGGTATCGAGAGTTGAATACCTGTCTCCATAATTTCTTTAATCCGAGCAGTCTGCTCTTCACTCTCTATGTTAAAGCATAGTTCGTCATGGACCGTGAGCATAGGGGTGTATCCCTCGTTGTAACAATCCAGCATCGCTTTCTTAGTTTGGTCCGCCGCCGATCCTTGGATCAGCTTGTTCAGAGCCTTGTATGTGAACGCACGGCGTATGCCTCTACCACCAGGACCCCCGTACTCCTTCATAGCCTCGTCGTAGGGCAGGGGTTTGCCTGCTCCGAAGGTGACAGGCTCCCAGAGATGAAAGCGGCTCTTACGGCCCATCAGAGTGCGTATCTGGCCGTTCTTATCCCCCTGCTTAGAGGCCAGGTCCGCCAGTCCTTTCACGAAGGGGACTTTTGTGTGGTGTCTTTCGATCAAATCCTTGGCGTCACCTTTAGAAATGCCCAGCTGATCCGCCAGTTTCGCCACGCCCATGCCGTACATGATTCCGAGATTAACTGTCTTGGCTTGCTTACGGGTGATGTTCGCTAGGTCCGCCACCATCTGGTGCAGGTCAACGTCACCGTTGTTGAACTCATCTACGATCTGATCGACAACAGGATGCCGAATCGTGGACGGAACCATCGCCGCAAAGTGGACCAGTAACCTCGGCTCTTGGCTTGAGTAGTCGAACGATCCCCACTTGGCTCCCTCTTCTGGGATAAATAAGCCGCGAATCATCCGCTTGATGTCTGGGTCCCGAGCCGGAATCTGCTGGAGGTTGGGGTTGGAGGACGAGAATCTACCCGTCACCGTGCCACCTTGGTCCCTCCGAGTGGAGTGCAGTTCAGTATGGATACGCCCGTTGGTCTCGTGCCGCAGGATGCTGTCGATAAACGTGCTGTCAGCCTTGTCGAACTCACGCAGCTTAACCAAGATCTGAGCGATCTTCTCTGGGGAGTCATTGAGAAACGACTTGGTGAACGACGGTGCCCCCTTGTCGGTCCTCGGGTACTCCATGCCCAGCTTGTCAAACATCTTCTGGATAGATGCGGACGCCCAGATGTCCACCTCCATGCCAGCTTCTTTCTCCAAGAGACCGCGTAGGTGCTTGCTCTGTTCACGAAGAGCCTTCTTGTTTACCTCTGCTTTGTCCAGGTCAACCCGCACACCCTTGGTCCGCATGTCCAACATGCAGGGGATCAGGCCTATCTCTAGGTTCCACACGTCCCACAGTTCATCCTTGTCGAGGTGAACCTTCAACGCTCTCCACAGTTCGAGCGTGGCAACAGCGTCCATCTCAGCGTACCCACCAACAAACTTAGGGGGCAGCTTGTACATCTCTGACTTGGGGTTCAGCCCACGTTCAAGAGCCGCAGCCTTGAGCAGCTTCTCGTCCTTGCGGATGCCAGCATAGTCACGGGCCAACGAATCAAGGCTAAAGGTCCAACGGTTCTCGTCAACCAATGCACCTGTCACCATCGTATCGATGATCCGGCCTTTGATCTCCACGCCCTCGGCCCGCAGCCAGCCCGCATCGTAGGTAGCGTTGTGCATAATCACGTCCATCTCTGGCACAGACAGTTGCTTCTTCAACCACTTCATCGTGATCCGCGGATCTAGGTTATGACCGTTCTCGTGCCGGATGGGGAAGTACCCTTTGTATTCTCCCGCAGCTACAGCAATGCCGATGATGTGCCCGTCATTACGAGCCCACCCTGGGCCAAGAGTTACAAGGTTCGGGTCCTTGGTCTCCAAGTCAACGGCGACTTCTTTGTATCCGGTGAGATCTGGGTACTCAGTCGGGATGTTCCAATCAACCTCGATGATATCCATCTCGCCTTTGATCTGGTAGTTGAGATCGCTGTGCTCACCGCCATCCTCTGAGAAAAGATTCTGCTGTGACATCAGCTTTCCTTCTTCAAGAATACATCCAGGCGCTTCTGTATCTCACGCTCACGATCCGAGAACTCTGAACCCAAGGCGCTGTAACCGCACTTGTCGATCCACGAATCTGCCTTGTCGATATCGTTGAGCAGCCGAGCCGTCTTCACCCAGTCCATCATCAACGCAACATGCTGCGGTGTGACGTGACCATGGGTGGACATGGCGTTCCGGATGATTGTGTTCCAACCCTCGGCAATGCGTTCGAAGTTCTCGTATGCATCCCCGTAGTCCTTGGCCCTTGATCCATTGATCAGTTCCTTGGCGGTGTCTAATACTTCGTCGCGTTTCATATCGTGTACCTATACTTGTTGTTGGACAGTAGGATGTAGAGATTGTGTCGGGCCCTAGTCACACCAACGTAGAACGCTCGGTGCTCATCATCAGGGAACTTGGTCCTGTCACAGGCTTTCGTTGATGCCGTCCACACCACACAGTTGTCATCCTCCCCGCCCTTCATAGCATGAAAGGTAGAGACTTTGATACGAGGAGCGGAAAGTAGATCCTCCCCTCGGCGGAATATCGCATCGATGTATTCCTGTTCCGAGGCTGGCACATTGAGCACTTCATACGCGCCATACGAAGAATCCCGCAACAGACCATAGTCTTTGATCAGGGTGCCCATGTCCAACTGCGCATCGCTCGGGAGAGCATCAAGCAGCTTGATCGAGCCCCTCGTTACAACAGCATCCACGCCTTGCTTCCTGACCCCCGAATACAGGTTCTTGATCTCCTGCAGACCGACAGGCTTGTCTTTGCATAGCCTGTCCCATGTCATCAGGTTGCTGACCATTTCCTCTGACAGGCTGGACTTGCCGTTGCGAGAATACTTTAGACCTGCAGACCGCAACCAGTTCGCCATCTCTGTGACGTACCCATTGGTTCGTGCCATCAAAGTAAACGAGCCTTCGTGCAGCGGGATCTCAGACAGGTAGTTAACGTACTCGACCTTCCCCTGCTCATCCCTGGAGTCAAAGATCTTTTCATGACGGCCACTGATCCGCATGGATATCCTTTCGGCAACCTCGTGTACCGCCTTGGGTATCCGATAGGACTGACTCAGGACCTCGATGTTGTCCGAACTTTTGTTAAAGAGGTTTACATCCACGCCTGTCCAACGGTGAATGGCTTGGTCATCATCCCCTGCAATCCAAACTTTGTCCGAGGATGCAGCGATCTTCTTCGCCATCTCCCACTGCAGGGGCGTGAAGTCTTGAGCCTCATCGATAAACAGGTAGTCCAAGTAGGGTGACTCCCCGTACTCAATGAACTTCTCAATCATATCCACGAAGTCATACTTATCGGTGGATCGTTTGTACTCCACGAGTTGTTCGGACAACTGCTTGAGCTTGGCAAAGAACAGGTTCCAGTCGCCCTCCTCGTTAAACTCTTGCTCGATGTCTACCATCCGGAGTCTGGCACGGCTGTCCAGTTGCAGATAGCGTGACCCTGCCCCACCAATCGTAGGAAGAGTGATGCCCCCGTCCAAGGACGTGTACTCTCGACCCTCGAATGTAAGACCCAACTCCCTGCCGATGTTGTTGTAGTCCTCGGCGTTCATAATGTCGGTTGTCTTGAGACCGAGACCGTGGAACCCGAACGCATGACTGGTCTTCATGTACGGAAAGTCCTTGGCCTCGAGGTTAAACTCCGCGCAGGACCTAGCGATCATCTCTTCAATCGCCTTGCGGGTAAACGAGATCACTCCGATACGAGACGGGTGGGTGCCTTTTTCCAGAGCGGTCTTGATCTCTTGGATCAACCTGTACGTTTTACCACAACCTGGAGGACCGAGAAGCAGCTTTGCATGATGTATCATAGTTCTTTCCCCCGCGGTCTAGAGTTAACCCAGTCCTCTATCTCAGACAGAACCCAGCGGCTCGACGATCTCTTCTTGTGCTCTGAACCCAGAACGATGGGTACAGGAAACGATTCGTCCGTCTGCGCTAGCTTGTAGACGTATGATCTGGATACACCGAGCAAGTCTGCTACCTCGGATACCCGCATCAGTTTGTTAGAATGGGATGTCATTTGAGATCTCCTTGACTGGCAGTTCTATTGTTTCTTCTTCGAACGCAGGGATTACCCAGCATCTAAGCGTGGACCTTGCCTCGCCCTTCGCTGTGCGTTTCATTATATTCTGGTGACCGTTGTCTCCACCGAGATCACGAATCATCTGCATGATCTGACCCCGTGTGAGAGAGCTAAACCTGCGGTGATGCAGATACTCAAGCAGCCCATCCAGCTTGAACTTGGTTACCCCACCGTCAGTCCAGGGCTTGCCCAAGTCGATCTCCTCGGGAGCCATAGCCCGAACGTGGCTCGTGCAGTAGGATCTCAGATGATCTTTGAACTGCCCAGCAATCGTTAACTCCGGCGGCACATCCAGAAAGGTCGCGCCCTGCATCAAACTGTTGACTAGCTGTTGCCACTTAGCGTCCTTCATCTTTGGCGGCATCATGTTCTTCTGATCCATACACGCTCTCTGGAATAAGGTTTGGTTCTGCAGCTGCTCGGTACTCAGCTGGATCCTATCACCATCAACGTCCATGAAGAACAACCGAGGCTCCGACAGCATGATGGTAAGACCGCCGACCGCCACGTTGTCAGGACCATCGGCTCCAATGCCATGCTTGCGGGTGGCGCAGATCGCCGGATCGCAGTAGCTGCGCATCGGTTCTTCCTTGCAGGTATACAGATAATCTTTCTTCTCGTGCTGCTTGGTCAGATTTACAATCTCACTGGACGGCAGAGGAGGGCTGGACAAAGTCCGGTTGTACCCTTCGAACTCTTTCTGCCAATCGTCGGGGCTCTTCATCTTGCAGTACCGAGCCACGTTGAAGAACGTGTTGTTACGATACTGCGAGATCGAACCTTCCGCAGCTATATGCTCAAGGCAGGGTGGTCCGTCTGTGAAATGCTGACGAGGCTTGGATAAACGCATACTCTCAAGGTCCGACAAAGACACCTTCGCCTTGTCAACCAAGTCCAAGAACTCGTCCAGTTCCATCGCCTCACACTTCTCGTTGAAGGCGTACCGCTGCGGTAACTCCGCGTTAAAGTATGGCGTGTTGATAAAGTTGCCCACATCACCACGCTCCGCGATGATCGTGTCTTGCTTCGGGAATACTTCGCAACCGCTGTAGCCCAGAGCTATAGACATCTCGGTCAAATAATCTCTAACGTCCGCCGCCTGTTCCCAGTCCTTCAAGAACAAGTACAGGTGAGCACCGCCCGACTTTGATCGGCAATGCACCAACGGCAGCTTCATCTTCTGTATCTTGGCCTGGACCTCGTTGTGGTTCAGATCATAGATGTCTATGTCCAACGCACCGAACTTACACTTGTTCTCTTCGTTGATTGGGATTGCACCGATACCCTGCTTCCCATCGATGTGGGCCTGCACAAGTTCCTCGGTCAGAGGTTTACGAACAATCATACTCTTGGATTCTGCTTTACCATTCCGTCCGACTCGGCCCACGGTTGTTGTACCGTGTGCGGCTTTGGCCCCAACGAATACTGCAAGCAGTCTTTGTGCTTGTGTCATTTACTGCTCCCAAGTGAAGTTAATTGGGGGCGGTTGACAGTTAACTATCGACCGCCCCCGAGGCTACTAGAACGGGATGGAATC